ACCGAGGCCACCAGCGGCGCGAGCTGCGCGTCGTCCTCGGCGTCGGCCATGCGCAGCCACGACTTGGCCGACGCGACCGTGACGTAGCCCGCGGGCTGCGCCGAGGGCTGGAACGCGTCGGAGTAGGCGGACGGGCTGCTCCCGTCCGACTTGGACAGGTACGTCCGGTACCACGTGTCGGAGGTGCCGGACGGGTCGATGATGTAGAGCGCCTCGGTGCCCGCGACCAGCGCCTCGGAGCCGACCGAGGACCACGACCCCGTGCCGGTGGCGGACGACTCCAGCCACAGCTTGGCGCCCGCGCCGTAGCCGTCGGTGGCGTCGAGCAGCTCGGCCGCCGAGCGCGGGAGCGTGATGGGCCCGACGGTGATCATCGGCGTCCCTCCGGTCGGTGGGGGCGGGGCGCGGCCCCGCCCCCCGGTGCCGTCGTCAGGCGGCGGTGACCTTGAGCGAGCCGAGGCGCGCCCCGACCACGAGGTAGGCCCAGAGGCCGATGCGCACGGCCTGCGGCCCGACCACCTGGTCGTAGCTGAACGTCGCGACCGACGACTCGAAGATGACGAAGTCGCTGGGTCGCGCGAACACGTTGACGTTGGCCGTGCTCGCGTAGGACAGGAACACGTCGGCGCCCAGGATGTTGGCCTGGATGCCGCCCTCCATCGCCGTCGCGTTGGAGTTCATGGCGCCGAGCATCGGGATGAGCGGCCGCCCCGTCGTGTCGCCCTGCGCGAGCAGGACCGCGTAGAGCGCCGCCGGCACGAACGCCCCGGTCGCGCGCCCGAAGCGCACGCCGTAGTAGTTGACGATGTTGGCCTGGATGCCCGCGTACGGGGTCGCGGCCGTGACCGCCACGCCGGACGCGGTGGAGCCCGCCTCGACGGCCGTCTTGATGACGGTCTCCGACGCCTGGGCGTACGCCTCGACGAGGTCCTGCATCACGATGCGCTCGGCCGACGGGTCGGCGCTGTCGAGCACCTGCCGGGACACGTCGATGTACGTGCCGTACATCAGGGGGGTGGCGGTGACGGCGGTGGTCGCGATGTCCGTCGCGGTCAGCGCCGCGCCCTCCGCCGACTGCACGGCGACCGAGCCCGACGTGGTGACCTTGGCGAACACCCGCGGCCGGCTGTCGCTGATGGGGATCCTCTCGAAGAACGAGCCCATCGGCCGGCCCTTGAGGATGCGTGGGGTGAGGAGCCCCGGCATGTACTCGTTGGGCAGCGCGCCCGGGATCTCCGACTGGATCAGCTCCCCCGCCCGCTCGGCGTGGAGCGCGATGTCCGCGAGCTGGCGGGAGTGGCGCGCCTGCCGCTCCATGGCCTCGGTGCTGCCCTGCCGGGCGTCGCGGAGGTCGCGCAGGAACGACTGGCCGCTCTCGCGGCCGTAGACGCCCGGCTGCGAGGTGATGGAGATGGGCCGCGACGCGTAGCCCATCGAGACGAGCGCGCGCTCGACCGCGTCGCGGACGAGCTGCGGGGACTCGGTGGTCGCGGGCGCCGGCGCGGCGTCCCGGGCCATCGCCGGCTCGGCCGGCGGCGGCGCGGCGGGCGGCGCCGGGACGGCCGCCGCCGGCACGTCGGCGGCGTCCTGGGCGGCGGGCTCCTGGGGGTCGATGGCTGCGGTCTCGGTCATGGTGGTGTCGCCTCCTGTGTCGGTCGGCCCGCCGCTCGGCGGGGCCGTGGTCTCGTCCGTGGTCGCCTCCTCGGGCGGCCCCGGGTCCATGTCCCGGATGGCCACTCGGGCTCCGTCGAAGGCCGGCATGTCCGACCCCGCGATGGCATGGAGCCTCGTCTCGCGATGCACGACGGTCCCGTCGCGCATGCGCCCGCTCGGGACCGAGCCCGGCCCGAACTCGACCGACACGCCGTTGAGCCCCTCGGCGACCTCGGCCAGGTAGGCGTCGCCGGCCGGCGACTGCATGATCCGCGCCCGGAAGGCCACGCCCTCGGGCGTGTCCGCGAGCGAATGGACGGTGCCGATGGGCCGCTCGCCGTGACGCGCGCGGAACGGCATCCGCGCCCCGTCCTGGCGGCCCATCCAGTGCTCGACCGACGCGCGGGCCGCGCCCGGGAAGTGCACCTCCCGGCCGATGCGCCCCGTGCCGTCGAGGTCCACCTGCCCGCTGACGACGCCGTACGGGAGGGCGATGCCCTCGATCGTGCGGGGGTCGTCGGCCGACCGGCGGACGGTGGTCAGGGTCTCCGACGTGCGCCAGCTCACGGCTCGCCCTCCGGCTCGGGCTCGGCGTCGTCGGCGACGATGGCCACGAGCCCGAGGCGCTGCCACTCGGCGGCCTGCGCCGCGGCCATGCGGGCGCCCGACCGCGGCACGTCGGCGAGGACGTGGCCTCGGACGGGCCGCACGGGCACGGTGCCGTCGGGGTGGTCGCCCAGGCGCGGCAGCTCGTCGCGGTGGGCGGCCGCGACGGCGGCCGCGACGGACGCCTGGCGGGCCTCCTCCGCGGCGCGGTCGGCGGCCGTGGGCGATGACTCCGGTGCCGCCACCGGGGCGGCCTTCCTGCTAGCGGCCATCGGGACCTCCTGCGGCTGCTGGTGTGGGGGTGGGGATGCTCGTGATGGGGGTCTCCATGGGCGGGAGCGCGATGTCCTCCCGCACCTCGTCGACGGCCATCCACGCCTGGCCGCCGGTCGCGAGCTGGTACGCCTGCGCCTGCTCGTACTGGGTGCCGACCGTCAGGCGTCGGGTCTCCATCTCCATGCGCCGCGGGTCGGGCAGCATCTCGCTGATGCCGTCCTCGATCGCGCCGATGTAGTTCTGGAGCGTGTAGCGGACGAGGTCCTGGTTGGCGGCCGCCGTGCTGCTGTAGGTCTCGGTGTCGCTGGTCGGGGCGTTGAGGATCCGGGTCGGGACCCCGAAGTACCGGCCCACGTCGGCGACCATCTCGCGGCGCGCCTCGACGGCCGCCTCGGACGTGGGGTCCGCGCCGAACGAGCGGGCCTTGAGGCCGCCGTGGAGCACCGGCGCGTAGTCCGGGCCGCGGGCCCGCTTCTCGGCCCACAGGGTGGACGTCTCGTCCACCTGGTCCTTGGTGAGCCGCTGCTCCGTCTCGAGGACGGTCGTGGGCGAGCCGCCGGCCTGCCAGTAGCGCGACGCGTACCGCTCCGCGGCGAGCGCGGCGGCGAACGTCGTCCGGGCGAGGTTGACGATGCCGCCCGTCGAGTCGAGCACGGTGGGCAGGGGCGAGCGGTGCAGGATGAGCAGCTCCTCGCGACGGGTCAGGCGGCCGGCCACCCAGTACTCCTCGGGCGGCAGCAGGAACGCCTGGGTCAGGAGGTCCTGGGCGACCGGCTGCACGAGCGTCGGGTCGACGTACCAGAGGCCCAGCGGCGCGCCCTCGTCGTCCACCCCGACCTTGAGCAGGTAGCAGACGTCGAACAGGGCGAGCGTCGAGACCACGAGGCTGACCCACTCGCGGCGGGTGCGCTGCGCCTGGGGCCGCCGCACGAGGCGGGACGGGGGGACGTCGAGCGTCCCGATGCGCTCCCGCCACGGGAGCTGGCTGACGCCGTTGGACAGGATGTCGAGGCACCGCCAGACCGACGACAGGCCGGCCATGGTCGACGCGCTGACGCCGCCCGCGACGAGGCCGCCGTCGGCCGGGAAGCCGACCATCGTGACCTGGTTGGTGCGCGCGTCGCGACCCCTCGCGAGGAGGTCCCTGATGCCCATTGAGCGGACCTCCGCTAGCCGATGAGCGGCCCACCCCCGAGGTAGGCGATGGAGTGCGCGGCGAGCGTCACCGCCATGACCGCGTCGATGGGGCCCGAGCTGTGCTGGGCCGAGAACCGGAACGCGCCGTCCTGCCCGTAGGGCCGCCGCGCGACGTGGGCTATCTGCGCGTCGAGCAGCGGGTCGTCCACGGCGAGCGTCCCCGCGAGGATCCGCTCGGTCACGTCCATGCAGGCGGCCACCATCGCCGCGGGGCGCAGCGGGTCCCACGGGTAGCCCGTCTCGTCGTGGTGGCGCAGGAACGCGGGCGCGCCCGGCGACACCTGCTCGTAGGCGATCGCGAGGACCTGGTCGAGGTCGGGGAACGCCTCGACCTCCCTGACGATGCGCGCGGCGGTCACCGGCTCGCCGTCCTCGCGGCGGAGGTCCCGGTACACCTCGGCGCCGACGCGCCCGTCGGGCCGCATCCCGGCCACGGCGATGGTCGCGCGCGCCCACCCCGGGTCGACGTGGACGGCCAGCGAGTAGGGCCCGTGCACCCCGTCGAGCGGCTGCGGGACGCGGTTGGACGCCCATGCGCCCGGCGGCAGCGCGCTGTCCGCGACGACCTCCACGAAGTGGTTGAGCCGCTCCCGCTGCCAGCCCTCGCGCGGCCACGTCCGATGCTCGCGCTCGATGGCCGCGCGGACGAGCCGGCCGTCGCCGAGGCCCGGGTTCGCCCTGCCTATCTGCGCCCAGTCGGCCCTGGTCAGGTCGCGCCGCGAGCCGTGCGCGTCGTAGCCGACGTCGAGGGTGTCGGACTCCCACCAGACGCCGTAGTAGGACGGGTCGGGGCGCTCGTCGCCGGACGCCTGCCGCCGGAGCCGGTCGTAGTGCTCGCGCAGGACCACGCTGTCGGCGTGCCCGGCGGACGAGGTGAGCAGCATCAGCGCGTTGCGCTGCGCCGACTGGGTCGGCTCGACGGCCTCCATCATGTCCGTGTCCCGCTGGGTCAGGACCTCGTCGAAGGCGAGCGCCCCGATGGACAGGCCGCGCGCGCTGCCGGGCTCGCTGGTCAGGATGTCGAAGGTCATCGTGTCCGTCTCGATGCCCAGGTGGCGCGACAGGCGGACCGGCGGGAGGACGCGCCGCTCGCCGTGGGCGCGCTCGGGCCCGCGCGTCAGCCGCGGGATGCCGCGCAGGTCGGCGTGGACGGCGCGGTAGATGATCCGAGCCTGCTTGCCGTCGTGGGCCGCGGCGCGGATGTCCCGCCATTCGCGGAACGGGCCGACGTCCCGGCCGAGGTCGAGCAGCCACCCGTAGAACGAGCGGACGATGACGCTCTTGCCGTTCTGGCGCCCGGTGCTGAACAGCGCCTGACGGTGGACGAGGTCGCCGGCCCGGTCGTGGCGGAGCGCCTTGGCGATGACGTAGGACTGCCACTCGCCCAGGGTCAGCGACAGCTCGCGGCGCGCCCACTCGATGACCTGGGGGCCGTAGCTCCCCGCCACGCCCGGGGGGTCGGGGGTCTCCCAGCGCGGGCGCAGCCTGGGCGGCAGGCGGGGCTCCCGCCATCGTGCCGCGCGCGCCTTTGTGATTCGCGCACTCGTCGCGGGTGATGGGCCCGGTGCCTCGGGGAAAACCGCCCCCGGCTCGTCGCTCACGACCA